CTTCCGTGGCTTGGCTTAGTTTTATATTTTTGATGTGATAAACAATCACATTTGTAGTGCTTCTTCCACACTAGGCATTCGTTCTGAGTAACATTAGACCGCTAAAACGAAAAACGGTGCCCCTAGAAATCTACTGAAGTTAAAATCCTCAGCAGTAGAAGTCTCTATTACATTAATGGATGTGTCCCCTACGCTAGATAACACAGTGAATCCTAAATGATATGGTTCAGAAATAGAAGGTGAGGTTGTCATATAATTTTGTTGAGGACTTATCATAAAATTTTGATTTGAGTAATAAGGAACTTCGAACTCAACTCCTCCATTAGTTTCTAAATGGTAGGCATTTCCTCCAAAGAAGGTGGTTCCTAAGGTTGGGGTTGGGTCCTTAGTTATTGTGGTCCAATTGCCAAATGGTGTCGAACCATCTACATAAGTGCGATTAACTACTACCCATGTGTTAGAGTAATAGGTTCCCAAGGGGCGAAATCGAAATCGCATACCCCCTCTCATCGCAAAATATGCGTAGCGTAAATATTCATAAATATTAGGAAATGTACTACCGGTGTCAAAATTCACGCCATGTTGGATTGAAGGGTATAAGGGAGCAGTATAGACTAAAAAACCCCCAGCAGTGTCAACTTCCTCCATGGTGTTTACTTGATAACGCTTAAGTAAGGGCCGGAAACTTGCTAGTTTTTCTCCGAAGTTAACAATCGTGTCGAGCTCGGACTTATCGTCTGTAGGAACTAGTATGTTCTTGGACTCAGTGTACACACGACTGACTGGCATAGAAACTGACGTCGGCACAGCATATTCCATGCGATCCGATCGTACGTATACATTAATTGCAATTGGTGCGTCATCTACAGGTTGCACCAACTCGTTCAAGGGAGTTACGCTGATATACCCCAATGAGGTTTCCGAAAATGTCACCTCGTCTCCTACCGCGAAAGTAGGGGACTTAAAAGCTCCCCAAACTTGTGTGGGCAATGGCAACCAACGCCAATCACTACACCATTGAACTTCAAACTCACATTCTTGAACTTCCTGAATATCAATTATCAATGAGTTTTGTTGGTTAAAAGTAGCAGGAGATGAGAGAATAAGTCCTCTTTGATATATATTTGGCTCAAAAGTGATTAGTAACTTTCCTCTATGAAACTTTGAACAGACTATGTCAAACCTAAATGTGATATCGCCGTGCCAATAGTCAAATGGTATACTTGTGTAACCAAGAATGGTTGGTTGTACAAATCTCTCGTCTTCGGCGGTATTTAACATGGAATCACACAAAGTAGGCATTACTTGCGACACAAAAAGCTCGTCTACTAGAGCTACGTCGGCAGATGTCCACGTGAAGGTGGTGAGATAACTTTCACGCGAGTTTAAAGTTGCAAAACACAACTCATCAGCCTCCATTCCGCCGGCAATAGTAG